GTCGCCACGACGAGAGGCGTGTTCTGGTCCATCCAGGTGTTCATACCAAGGATGCGGCCCAGGCTGGCCTCACGCAGAGCAGAACCGTCGTCGCCCTTCTTGTCGGCTGTGACAAATGTCTGGTCCTTCAAGAGAGCGGTTTCCGCACTCGGGCTCACAACGAGATTACGACCAGCGGCGCCAGCCTTATTCTCGATCAGTTTCTGACGTGCAGCCAGAACTGTGTCGTAGGACGTTGTCCCACTCAGGAGGCCCAGGCCACCGACGGCGTTCGACAGGAACGACGGAACCTCACCCAACAGCATACGGTCGACACCGTTCGCAATCGAGATCATCGCAGGCTCCAAGTACATCTCGACGAGGTCTTGGAACGACTTGCTGGCTTCCCCGTCTTTGATGACGAAGTGCTCGTAGAAATACTGGTTCAGGGGCACTGCAACGTTTGTCGCAACCGCGTCCTGAGCCACAACGGCTGTCGCATCGTCACGCCGACGAATGCCAAACTCGCCCGGTCGACGTGTGTTCACGACGTCGCCGTACTGAGCCACGATCGGCTCGAAATCACGGTGTACCAAGTTGGCCATCACCATGTTCTCAGTGAGGATCATGAGACCCTCTCGCGCCCAATGCTCCGGGATCATTGCGTCATTGTCATTCGCGTACAACGAAACGACAGGATTCAAGTAAGTAGTCATCCTAAATGTCTCCATTAGGTAGAGTTACGCATCTCAAAGGATGCAGGTTTGTCAAGTCGAAAACCCCGAATTACCTAAAAGCACGACGGCCACGACCCACTTTCGCTGGGTCTTTCTTTCTCAGTTCACTATACTGTTCGGGTGACAGTTTAGTGACATCGATCTTGCCATCAGCACCCGGTGTAACACCACCGGTAGCGGAACTCCCGCCCACTCCACTTACCACGTTCGCGGCAAACAAGTTCGGCATGGTGACTTTCAGTCGGTCGACTGCGTCCTCAGGAGTCCGGTTGGAGATGTACGACTCGCCAGCATCATTCTTGTCTGGCAAATCAACTCTCGGAACGAGCGCACCTGCGACTGTGTTCCCCTGCTCGTCGACAGGCTCCACGAGTTTGGTGTGCTCTTTCAAAATGGTCACGATCTGCGATGCATCGTAGGCTTTGTGCTTCGCGGCGGCGTCTGTCAACGCTCGCTCAATCGTGGATGTTGTGTAGAGACTCTCAGCCTCAACAACACGTGCTTCCAGAGATTGGATACGCTTCTCGTACTCATCCTGGAGTTCGCGTTTCTCTATCTTGGCTTGCTCTTCCTTTGTACGGTTGGCCCGCTGGAGTTCCTCAAGCCGTGTCGTCAGTGAGTCGCGCTCTTCCTCAGTTAGCGCTTTTGTCCCAAGAACGGCTTGATAGTCGGCTTCCAACTTCTTCAATTCCTCTGAGCGGCTCTTTCGATCCTTCGCCAGTCGTTCCTGTACGATCTGGTTGACTTGGTCGGTTGTGAATGTTTTCCCTGCGGTTTCGGCAGCGGCGGCTGCTTGTGCAGCGGCATCAGCAGCCGTTTGCTGCAATGCGGCTTGTGCGGCGGCCACGGCGTCGTCTGTGTCTTCCCCGTAAAGTGAAACAACCGGATTCAAATACATAACATCCTCTTCTTACCCTGCGAGTACCCAGTGATCGCCCTTAACAGGTATAACAGGCGCTGGTAGTTAGGAGATGCGACGAATCTTGACTGCGTCGTTATCTCGAATAAAAGGTTTGAGTATTCTCCACGCAAGTGCGTTGGGAACCATGTTAATGAGATGCTCGATTGGCATTTGGCTTCGGTTGTACGTGGCTCGCGCGGACGCGATTCCCATACTGGAAATACCGAGGTTCTCCAATTCAATTTCTACATCTACGCCATCCAACAGTGAATGAGCGATTTCGTAGCAGGCCCGACGAATGTCTTCGGGCACTACTGTGTCTTGCCCTCGTGGAAATGCGAGCGGTTGTGCGAGGTTGGCTGCTTGTAATTCCGCAATTGTTATACACCCTTCATCAAGGGCTCCCTCAGAACTGCACGCACTGCACGAGTTCGTTGTGTTGATTAGGGTGTAGACTGTGGCCTTATCACCCTTGAAATTCAGAAAGTCAATGATTCTTGTCGCCGCAATCAGGGCTTTGGTCCGGTCGGCTGGTAACGCGTTGGTCCACGCATGCTCATGTAGACGTGTGTCGAAGTAGTCTTCGGCTTCGGCGAGGGTGCCGTAATAGGTTTCGTTAATCGCCATCAGTCATCACCCTCCGTTCGTTTGCCTTTACCACGGACACGTTGTTTCCGATCATCTTGAAGATCGGTGTTGGTCGCCTCTTCACGTTCACGCCGTGCAGCCCCACTGCCATCATCAAAGTCTTTCAAGCCGCGAGCCGCAAGGTTACTGTCGTCGTCGTCATCGTCATTCTTACTTTGAGCCTCGGCGATACGGGCCAGTCGTGCCGCATGGTCTTTCCTCGCCTTATCCACTTCAACCTGACCTCGGAAGCCAAGTGCGAGATTTGCAGTGACTTCGCCAACCGCCCCTTTCTCAAGGGCCTCAAAGATGACATCCGGATCACTGGTCGTAAAGGCCGCAGTATCAATCTCTTTGAAGATTTCATTCATGTCGTCAACACTGATTCGGCCACCAAGTAGAACTGTGATGATTGTCTTCCACAACTCTTTCCGAGCAGTCGATGACGGTGTCTGTTTGATGAGTTCAACGAGTCCGCTGGCTTCATTGATGCGCTCTTCGTCACTTCGAAGGGCATACCGTTCGGGATACTTTACCACAGCAATCTCACGAGCCGCCTCTTCAGCGCTCTCGTAACTCGCCCAATAGTCCGCGATCCTCTGCTCGGCATTCTCAAGTACGAGACCGATGAAGGACAAACCTGCTTCCAGCCCCTGGTTGTCGAATGACTTCGATTCGGCAGACTGTCGTGGGCCGGCTGTGTTCACTACCGCCAGGTTGATGAGGCGGCGTATGTCTTCTTTGAGTTCCTTCTGAAGAGCCATCGAACTGAGCAATGGTTCGCTGGAAGGATGAATAAACGCAGGCCGTTCCGCATTGAGATCATACTTAATCCCATGTTCCAACCCCACTCGAACCTCTTTCAAATGAGTGTGCTGTCCACCAGCCTCAGCGGTCCCATCCGGGTTGACGTTGTGTTTCAAGTGGTCGCCAACAGCCCGCAAGTCTTCCTGTTGTGAAAAGAATGGGAAAAGGGTCTTGTGAGCGAAGGCTACGTCTCGCGATGCCAGATTCATCAATGCAATCTGATGACGGTAGACATCTCGCAGTAGGCTATCCCCGATGGATGGCATTACGAAGGGAATCCGGTTCAGGTTCAACACGATTGGTTCCGTGGCTATCTCGCCATCCATGTCGACGATGTCACCTTCATCATTGAAGAACTGCAACCGAACCAGCCCGTCGGTTTGATCCACCCACAAGAGGCGATAGCGCTCAAATGTTTGGATTGGAAGTAGTGTTGCGTCGTCGAAATCCAACCCCGTGTCACGAAGAAGAATGGCTTGAAACTCGCTGGGTTGGTCCGGATCGGATAACCGCCACGATAAGATATCTTCAACTTGGTACATGTAGATGTACGGTCGGAAGTTGGCGCGTCGAATATCGGCGAGGGAGGGTAGGTTCCCATCATCTCTTCGAATAATCGGACTGTCGACGTAGAGACCACAGCGGCCCATCACTAGTAATTCAGTGAGGACATCCTTTCCAAAGAATCCATTCATCGTGCTTCCACGTAAGTCCACACCATTATCAAGGCCGGCTGCTGCGCGGTGGTACGACATGCTTCCATCACGTCGCACGATGTCTCGCATCCTCTGAAAGATGCTATTTCGAATGTCGTTAATCGCCGCCTTGGCAAAGGTCGGAGCCGGCGACATGTTCTTTCGCGCCTTGTAGTCCGTCCCGTCCTCTTGACGGTCGATCTTCGTCATGTACTTCTCGATGAAGTCATCCCCGCCTCGATAGGTGTATCGCCAATCGGTCCATGCACCTTGATCAGAGAGATAAGAAGGATGACGCGCGTCGATGATCCTTCGTTTGCTAGTTAGGGTGTTTGGCATTGGTATCCTCTGAGTCTTACAGGAATGTCCTGATATCGGTTCCGCGCACATAACTTGCTGCAAATGGCAACGCGATCTCGCCATAATTGAGCGCGTGGGCGTAATGGTCGGCACGGTTGCCAGGCTTCATGTACGTTGCGACCGGGTTGTCGTTCTCATCCTTCTTGTAGGTCCGAACAAGGGCCTTCAGATGATCCCGGAGTTCAATGTTCGTGTCACGTGGGAGTAACATCCGAGGGTCAGGCGTCTTGTACCTTCCCAGTGTGATGTCGAGCCAACTGGTTCGATCCACGGTGACTACTTGTGTTCGCAAATCATCCATCTCGGCCACGGACAGTTCCTTCTGAGGGACGCCTCGTCGGTATCGACACAAGGAGACGTACCCTGGGAATCCTCTTGCAAACTGACGAGCATCATTCGTGTTCGGGTCTGCATCGACAACACAGTGGAGAACCTGCCATGTTCTCATCATTTGCCGGAGTTGGCCCCATCCGTTGTCAGCCTGCACGTTGAACTTGCCGAACCATAGTAACTTCCCGACGGCGACGCTGTTCAAATCCGCACCGAAGGATTCAAAGAACCACTCGATGATGACAGTGTGTAACCAATTCCCTTGGTCCACACCCATCGTGATCATGCGTCGTGGGCCTTCCCGCTCCAGCGGTGGTGTGTCATTCTTCGAGTGACCACGTATACAGTTGTCGACTTGCTCATCCAGTATTTGCCCGCCTTCGGGCACATAAGGTTGACCTAGTTTGGACTTGTGGAACTCGGCCTCGGCTCCTTCATCACCCATACCTCGAAGGTGAGCAATGACAATCTCACCTGGGGTCACAGTCGAACTGTACAGTTGGTTGATGTGGAACCCTCGGTTGTCCATGTTGGCATCAGGGTTAGTTGGTACCCATTTGCCCTTGGCCAGAAAGTTGACCTTGTCAGCCTGTTCGAGCCTGCCACCGCACTCCTTGCACTTCAAGAATGATTCGTGACATCGCGGGTCACTCACACTCTCGCCGATTATCTCCATACAATCGGGCCACACCAACTCGGTTAACTTTGAGCAGCAAGGGCACGGAAACATGAAGTGCTCTTGGCTGCTTTCGTCGTAGAGCAAACTCACCCCGTGCTCTGGGACGGTCGGTGTGGAGATTGCGAAGATCGTTTTGTCAAGTTGCCCTGAGAGTCGTTCGAACGCTAACCAGATTTGACTCTGGTCCATTTCATCGACTTCATCAAGGTACAAATCTGAGACTGGAATAGACTTCAGATTCGAGTCCCCACGGCTCCCCCGGATGTACAAGGTCGTACCATGGTGCGTCTGTTTCAGTTTCTCTGAGTTTGTGTTGGTGAACAGGCGTTTCAGGTACGCACTGTGTGTTAACGCCGGGCCAAATCGGCCTTTGGAGAAGTCTCCAGCGTTGACAGTCGTCGGCAGAACGTACAATACATCCCGACGCAGCATATCGAGTGTGTAAAAGGCTCGGTTGATACATACTTCTGTCAACCCCGTTTGTGCCGCTTTCATCGCGGTATTCATCGGGGCTTTTGAGTCATGGACTTCTTTTGCCCAAGGGTGATACTTGAAACTGAATGCCCCTGGGAAAGGTACGCCCATTCGCCGCCGCGCGATTGCGTATCGCGAGCAGCAGGAAATGGTCCGTGACTTGAACCCGTCTCGAATGGCTTCCCTAGCCTCTGATAGGTCAATTGGCATTTATTCGTTGCTTGCTTGTGGACCTTCAGGCATCTCCATCTCTGCCTCATCGTCCTTGACCGGTACTTCTAACTCCCTGAATCCATACCGAGGTCCAACTTCAATCGGAAGCGTTTCGGCTGGGTTTGGATTGGCGGGTATTCGCAAGTCGTCATCTTCAAACTCTGCTGTGGTCCAAAGGATCGTGTCTTCCTCGACGGGCTCTTCCTCGACGGGCTCTTCCTCGACGGGCTCTTCCTCGACAGGCTCCTCGACAGGCTCCTCGACAGGCTCCTCGACAGGCTCTTCCTCGACAGGCTCTTCCTCGACGGGCTCGCGGTCAGCCGCCCTCACAAGCACCACACCAACGTCCTGCTTTGCGTCGATGGAGGATACCGGAGCCGGCTGCTCAGTGACAGACTCAGGTGCAGGCGGGTTAACTTGCTCTGCGACCTTAGTATCTGCACGCGACTCCGACTTGGGGCGCCAGTAGTCGGTCTCGGGGTTGTATGGCTTGAGTCGGCCATCCTTGAACTGGGACGGGTTGCCAATCTCTTGCCCGTCCGGACCGATCGTCTTGACGACGATGACACACTCTTCAAGGTCCACATGGTCAGGCAGTTTGACGCGAATCGACTCAGTCCCAGGCCATTGTTCACTTTGTCGTTCGGGCACGTATCGATCGCCGTGGTAGAGTTCCAGGCGCGTCATATGCTCACTGACTGGTAGTGGTACTTCAATACGTTCGGCCATGTAGTAGTCTCCCGATGTAGTGATGAATGGCCGCTGGTTGCATCCGCCGCAAGTCATCATTTATCTTCCTGAACCTGTGCGGGCCAATGTCCATCCGGACAGCCCTCGGTTAGTAATTCGAGTTTGTTCATCCCGCCCGGTACCGGCTTCAGGTAGCAACCACATTCAACACACTGTCCTTGGTGTGCGGAGTTTCGCAGGTACTTATTGGTCGGGCACTGCTGGCAGAAATCAAACAATTGTTTGATCATTGTTGGCGACCGTTTGGGCATTCCTGCCGCTACCCAAGTCGCATAGGCCACTGTCGCGTTCTTCAACTGCGTCAGGAACGGTGGTGTGTTCATACAACAACCCCGATGAGAACCACGAGTATCCTTAGGATGGTTGTCCAATTCTTAACAATCCAATCGTAGGCGGCGGACCAATCGATCTGCCACTCAAAAGTGCCTCGGATGTTGTGGTCACGTTTGAATAGTTGGGCGACCCTTTGTCGGAACATACGCCAGAGTATGGCGTCCTTCCTCGTGTCACGCTTTCCTTTGTCGACCATCCGTAAAACTTCTTCACACTTGGCTTGGTCAGTGAGTGGCACTGCAAAGGATGATACGCTGTTGTTTTTATGCACTTCGCGAATGACGCGTTTGAATGCAATCAAGTTCTCTTTGTTGTAGGTCAAGATACTCATAGTGTGTAATCGGGCTCGGAAGGAGCCGGTTCAGGCTTCTTCATGTGCGGCAGTAAGGACTCAAGTGACCGGTACCCTCGGAAGACCTTCGTTGTCTTTCCGCCACTGCGGATAATGAACCATGGTGCGCCACTGCCTATCGCGCGAGCATCTTCATCCAATGCGTTCAACTGTGATTTGATCTTCGGGTATTTTGATGAGTTGTAGATGTAGACCTTGTAACCCTTGTCCCTCAGTTCTTGGACGATCGGGAGCATCCTTGTGCAATGGATGCAATGGTTGGCCGAGATCAAAACGCCGTAGTTACCTTCAGGGACCACTGGCGGCTCATCATATTTCACATCTCGAACTGGTCGAGTTGTCTTCTTTCTCTGCGTCTTCGAAGTGCTGCCATGAACACTTTGTCCGACACCACTGTATCGGGCGCCTCGGCTATCCCAGCCCTTGGGTTGGGCTGTTTCACTCGTTGCGGCAACTGTGGGCTGGGTCGTTCCTGTACGTCGAGGGCGTCGTTCAGTATGTCGACTATTTCCTCGATTTCCTCGTGCCAGTCGACTGGCGATTGCCCCCTGATAGCCCGCCAAATCCCAATTAACCACGTTTGAAATCGAATGAAAATGGTCAGGCGTGGAAAAGGCATCGTGTACTCCCTGCTGTAGAAGCACAGCAATCAAAAGTATCGCGTATCTCATGTGTCTCCCTAGTTCAGAATCGATAATCGAGTCGACTTCGGCGGGGGTACCCTCGATAGTTTGAGATGGCGTAACTGTCACCTATACTCAACATGTAATCGAGTGTGTCGGATTCGACCCAAAATGAACCGTCTGGCTGCTTCCACCGCTTAGGACCTGTGATCCATTTTGGTCCCCACGAATTGATGATAAGGCCACCGTGTCGTTTACTTAGTGTGTCGACCCCAGCGAGAAGCATGGCATGGTACCATTTCTCACGAATAGGCTCGGCAAAGCCATCTTCATCACGCTCGTCGCTGAACCCTTGGTCCGAACAAACAATAATCGGATATCCGTTGGCATTCGCGTCGCAGGCTTGCTCCCATGAGGTCACACGGGCTGCTGTTCTGACTGGATGCTGTTCGCAAAGCGGGATGAGTTCCTCAGGTACCCCTCCGCCCCACGGCGTGCATCTATCACACTTGTGAGCCCAACGACGTGCCTTCTGCGGGTCATAGGTGGTGAAGTCAAAGTCACCGTATGGTTTTCGTAGGAGGCTGCCATACTCTGTACACCACTGTGACGCCCATTGTCCTGTACACGCGTCGCGGTGGGGTAAGTGCCCACCTGCGATTTGGACACGCGAACCAGCATGAATTATCTCGGTTGCGGCTTTCCCCATCCACCGTTCTAAGCGGCGGAGTTGGTAGAGTTGCACGCAGGTGAGGATGTCAATGCCGAGACCGTAGCCTTGGCTTACACAATCACCGATTCCTTGTTTGTGTGGAACGAGCGGTGCCCTTGTTGCTCGTTCTAAGTATTTCCATAGGAGTGCGAGTCGCCGTCGGCCTGTTCCAAATAGTGCTCGGTTGTAAGTCTCGAACCCTGGTGTGCCCTTTGATGGGGCTCCAGGGAGCCAGCCGCCGTCGATTGGTCGTCTTGATCGTTTTGACTCCGCTAAGAGTTGTGTCGGGTCCATCGCCCCTGCCACGAGGGCAATGCCAGCGGTACTTAAAAACGATCTGCGATCCATAACCGTCTCCTTAGGAACGAGAAGGCTTATTGCACCTCCTCATTTGCGAATTGCTGAAGTCCGTTTGCGACTTCGGTCCATACTTCTGCATGTGATTCGATTGTTGGCAGCCTGCCTGCGTCAAACAAGGCACCTAACTCACCTGACAAGTGGGTAAGGAACGGACGCCAATGGTCTTTGTTTACACCGAGTGCGCGGTCGTTGGCTTCTTTGGTGGCGTCCATGATCTGCACGACGTCACTGAAAGCACCACTGCGAATACTGGTTGCCAGTGTATTGAAGACCTGTTGCAGTTTTATGGCGTCACTCTTGGCGGACGGCGACTTAACATCGCTGCACCACCCAATGACCTTGCTCGCAAGGCTCGTCGGTTTGACCGGTGGTTCGACCGGTGGTTCCGGAGGAGCGGGCGGCGTCGGTGGTTCTTTTGTTTCGACGCGAATGACTTTGGTTTGAATATCGGATTTGTCGCCGAGGGCACATGAGAAGATGAACAGATACTCGGTCGGAGCATCGCCTGTGGCCGCAGTGATAATGCGCCCTTCGTTAAAGACGCGGACGGTCGGTGGCGACGGGATGATTCTGAGATCGAATCCAGTCCCGATACTGGCACTCAGGTCAATCACAATCATGTCACCAACATGCACCATGTCAGGGGCATCAATGACAACACGAGGTGTACCTTCTACAGGTTGCTCTGGGTCGATAAAGACAACCTCAGGGCTGTAATCATTCGCAGGAAAGTCATCCGCGAACGCCGGTGACATCAACAAGACAAGTGTGCTGTACAAGACAAACCGAAACATAATCTCCCCTACCATAGAATTGTGGCTGACTGATCCCGGCCATGAAACCTGACTTGGTCATCAGCAAAACAGTCTTCACACCGCCTCTCGTGAGCGTACTTAATGTCGTTACCGCATTGACACTTTAGAGTGGACGCTGTCGACTTCTTATTGCCCTTTGCGCGTCTTGCACGGGGCTTGGTTGTGTTGGCTTTGTGTCGCCGTTTCGTTTGGGTACGTTCTGGCCCACATTCAAAACCGGCATACTGGTTGCGGCGCCTCTCGTCCCACGCAGATGCTGTTGTAAGGCTTTGGGTACCATTGCGACCTCGGATAAGTGAAGCAAGGGGGCTATTGCCCCGTTGCTTGTTCGTGTTGGTTTCTTGTTCTGCCAATGCAATCAGTTACCGGTAACAGTAACCTTCTCGGACGAGATCAACCGGAGAAACACATTCAGAACCGATACACCTGTCGCGAAGTAGGCGAGTACCTCGGGATTCTCGGCGATGAACGGGCTTTCCATGAGGGCCGTGGCGACGCCAATGGCACCGACAATTACATTCGCCCAAAATGTCTTCGACCGTACTAAACCTTTACGTGGTTCCATCATTCCTCTTTCTTGTTGCTGACATGGACAACGGACTCGGCGAGCAATTCACCTAACTCATCCCCGACGTCTTCCCAACCTTCGAACCGATCGGTGATCTTGTCCATGACAATATTATGGATGTTGGACGCCCAACCCAAAATGGCTTCCTTACCAACCAACTGGTCATTTTGTCGTTCAAGTTCCACAAGAGTTCGAATCAGTTTCTCGGCTTTGGTCAAGAGAGTTGACAGAGCGCCTGAGTGTTCGTGGAAGGTAGCAGAGTCTTTGATCATCTCACGGCGCGCGGCAATCAGCGCCCGTACTGTCAAGACATCCTCGCGGAGGAGTTCAATCTCAGTCCCGGGGTCGATCTTGCTTCGTACGGCTTTCTTGTACTGCTGCGTGAGCCAATCTTGATGAGCATAGTCAGTCGTGTGATCTGACAAGCACTGACTGCATTTACCGTCTTTGATGGCTCGATTTGAGCACTGGCTCCCGGTCCGATTACCTACCCCCTGGCAGCGATCTGGACTATCGGGTGGGACTTGGTCTTGTTTCATAAATCACTCCTACTATTAACACAATACTCAAAAACGGCAGAAAAGGTGAAGGAATTCTTGGAATAATCCGCATTTTCCTCAAAATAGTCAAAATCCCACCTAAATGAGGCCGATTTCGTAGTTGCCAAGACGCGTTTTGTATGGTAGACTGGTAGTATCCTGTGGATTTGGACTCAAAAAGGAGACTTAACATGTGTGCTCGTGCTTGGCCACCCGACGAAGATTTTGACGATTTTGATGACGAATACGGTTGGGACATGCAGATTGAAGTCGATGACGACGATGAGTGTCTCCACACCGACGCGTTCAATGATGACTGGGATGACACCACGGCTTTTTAAGAGGACACCATGGCAAAAGCACCCGTATACAGAAAGAAAGGCGCCCCGACGTGTGTGGACCTGATTGAGGACCTTCGCGCCCAGTGCGCCAATTTGTCCGAAGTCGATGTCGAACTCTATCGACACTTACATAGTACCCTCGATGAGTTGGAAACAGCCTGTCGTGCGGTGCTCCCGATTTCTAAGGGTGGGCACCGTATTGGTTTTGGCGTCGACAAAACGCAGCGCAACATCTGCGTTGCCACAGCAATGGAAATCCTCCGACAGATAAAGGCAGTCAAAGCATGGTGACATTCAAGTGGACCGACATGGACATTGGGGACAAGAAGGTTCTCGAAACAACACCGAAACACACCCTTGGGGACTGGGCAGCCATAGCCGTCCCTCGGAAGGGGCGAGGTGTGATTGAAGTGATCCAAGGAGCCGCTCCTGTACCACCGGAACCAATTCGTAAGATGCTCTTGGTCGACAACGTCCAAAGTGTCATTACTATCGATGGGATGTTCGTTGTGGTTGTCAAGGATCAACGCCGTTGGCTTGGGGTAATTCCTGAAATCGAGTCGGCCCTCGCCATAGAACTGGAAGGACACCTCGATGCCGTGGATAACCCCACCTGAGCGTGATGATGATGGCGTGAACATCATGTTTTCATTCATCCGGATGGTCTCGCCCGAGAATGGAAAGACTGTTCCGGCCATGACGTTCTCACAAATTATTGATTTGCTCTACTCACTCCACTCGCAAGTCACAACAGAGACGCCCGCCGTGGACGTCTTAGAAAGGTGCATCGATGTCTTTACAGAACAAAACCATTAAAGTTTACGTCGTCGACATCATCGATGGGCGTTTGCGGCACTCGATTGCCATGACGGAGGTGCCCACATTCGACAATGTTTACTATGTCCTTTGCTGTCAAATGCATGCAGGGCTCGAAGTCGATCCTTTCTTACGAACACTGGTCGACTTGACAGAAAACCTCAAAGTTGGAGGGTCAGTTTATACTCCCCATGGCGGTCATGTGACTGTCAAGCCGCCACTTCAAGTCTGGCTCAACCGATAGGAGACGTGATGTACAGGCCCAATACCCAAAACCTATCCTCCGCGCACAGGACATTCGAGCAACACATCGATGCCGTCCTGCGAGAAATCCTCAAGGAGGTGCAACTGATGCGTCAGCAGCGCCAGAGCGACAACCTGACGGCATGGAAAGAACAGAATCCGGTCTTGGCATCGCGGTGCGGTAAGGCTTTCGACAAGTTGGCGGAACTCCAGAACGAGTTGATCGAGAACCTCGTAGAGGCGGTCGAGGAATTGGAGGGCGGGTACGACGGTATCTTCTCGCTCCGTGAATTCACCGACAAGTATGCCAACGTCTCGACGCAACTCAACAACGTCATGAGTACACTGAAGGCACTTCGAGCATGAACACGTGGTTCACATCCGACCTCCATTTCGATCATTTTGGGCTCATCAACAAGGGTGGACGGCCTTTTGAATCGATCGAACACTGGAATGAGCACATCCTTGACGCAATTAACAAGTGCGCGGCGAGGGCGGACCGCCTGTTCATCCTCGGGGACTTCTGTTGGAAGCGTCCTGGGTACTGGCGTCAACGCATCCGCTGCCGTCACGTGGAGTTGATTCTTGGCAACCATGACAAGGAATCGCAGTGCCGTAAGGTCTTTGGTGGTGCCATGTATCGCCAACGGATGACGAAGATGCTCGGGACTCGTGTCTTCCTCTCACACTTCCCGAATGCGTTCTGGGACCTGAGTCATCGCGGGTCACTGCATTGCTATGGACACTGTCATAACCAGAGAGAAGCGACTCTCGACGCGATCTGGCCCGATCGTCGGAGCATGGACGTGAGCCCGGACTCGGCTGTTGTTTTGACTGGAGAATGGCGCCCCTTCAGTGGTCAGGAAGTGTATGACCGATTGATGGCAAGGAAGGGCCACGACTTGAAAGAGTTCTATCACGCGTTTCAGAAGAACCTTGCGGAGAGCCGGTCATGACATCAATGCGTGTACATTTCTCGTTCCTGTCCTTGCACCTTGATTTGTTCGGACCGGTCGCTAGAAGGACGACTCAGACAACGTTTGCCTTAACCTGGCGGGGTATGCAAAGCAGCGCTCGTCGCATCATTCAACAATTGATTTGGAGTGCGACATGACACCATTGAAGAAGCCGTTCAACTTTGGACACGGGCACGGTCTTTCTACAAACCATCTGATTGATTCAAGATTGGAGAATGGGCTCCGTGCTGCCTTTCAAGATCATGCCGGTGGCTGGTTGTTCATTCACTTTCGGCATTTTATGAAAAACACGTTTGGAGAAATCGGATGAAAGACATCGGCGACCGGATGAAACGGAACTACGAGTCGCGCGCACGGTTCTGCTTGACTCGGCGGACACCAGTGGTTATCAGAGTGGACGGGAGGGCCTTCCACACGTTCACACGCGGCTTCGACCGTCCCTTTGACCGTCGGATCATGCTCGCCATGGTTCACGCGGCACAGACGCTATTTGAGGACGCTCAGGGTGCTAAGTTGGCGTACGTCCAAAGTGATGAAATCAGCGTTGTTCTGACCGACTACGATACCTTACAGACGGACGCGTGGTTCGACTACAATGTAGCCAAACTGTGCAGCATCTCCGCCTCCCTAGTAACGCGGGCCTTTAACAAAGCCATCATCTACCCCGATGAGGCGACGCGGTACCCGTCGGGCGCCATGTTCGATGCACGGTGCTTCAACATCCCAGAAGAAGAGGTGGCCAACTACTTCCTGTGGCGGGCTCTTGATTGGAAGCGAAACTCGATCTCGATGTTCGCGAGTACGTTCTTCTCGCACAATGAGATGCACGGTAAACACTCGTCGGACCTGCATGAGATGCTTCATGAGATCGGGAAGAATTGGACAACGGACTTGACACCTCAAGAAAAGAATGGTACGTTTGTATACAAGAATGGCACGTGCCATTGTCAGCCTGACTACGAAGCCATTGCTCGTTTATTCGAAAAGGAACTGTCATGAAAGACTGTGCTCGACTCCTGCTTGCGTTGTTGATTATTCTGTTCGTGTACTTTGCCATCCTGTGTATCGTGGAACAGCGATGCTGCGCCGCGGCGCCTGATTGGTGCGTTGAGGTCGAAGTGCGAGAGAATCGCAACATTGCTTATGGAAGCGGGACCCTTGTGACGCCGAAGCACGTGATTACCAACTGGCATGTCGTCAGAGACCGGTCCGAGGAGGAAATCAAGATCAACTTCCCGAACGGGACAACTCGGGTCGGCGAGGTACTCCAACAGAACCGAAAGTGGGACGTTGCGGTCATAGAAATCCCGATCGGGAAGGTGAAGCCTGCTCGAATCGGCTTTGTTCCGCCCAACGGGGCTCGGGTCACGATCCATGGATATGGTCCTGGGAGATATCGAGCCGTGACCGGGACGTTGTCCAGTGTACTCCCGTCGCCCGACAGGAAGATGGAGCCCGGTCTCCGGTTTGTCGACAAGGCCATTGCGAGGCAGGGCGACTCGGGTGGGGCCGTTACATATAAGGGCGCCTACATTGGGACCATCATCGGAGCACAGACCGACACCTTGTTCGTCAACGTCAACCGTGTTAACACCCTCTTCCAACTCAGAAAGTAGCCGCATGGTCACATTTCAATACCAACGTCGTCACGGGCCAGAAGACCCATGGAAAACCGTATCGATCATCCAATGCCACCCAACCGATGTCAGTAGAGCGATCGACTACATCGTCGGCAATGATATGGATGGCCGCATGAAGCGTGTAAAGACAAGCATCGCGGTCGCCTGTACTGACGCAAGTGGGCCGATCCCACTCAAGGTTCTCGCAAAAGGAGTCCCAGAAGCATGCTCCGAGTGACGCTTGAAATTGTACCGTTCGGCAATGAAAGTCGAAAGCGTGTCCTCGGGACCATGGAGATTGCCAACACGACTCCGATCGTCTCTGGACAAACCGGCGAGTACACATGTATCCTGACATCCGACCGGCACGACGATATTGAACATGAACTTGTGAACTGGCCGCGCAAGTTGGGAGCCTGGCGCTTGACACACGCCTTTCTGCAAAGTATGTTTGGAGTGTGCAAGATGAAAACGAAAGGTACGAAGTCACGATGGACTTAAAGCAACTCGCCCTCAAGATGGCAATGCAAATCGATCAAATTGATGCCCAGTTCAACCATAGGGCCTTCACGGACGATGAATGGCCATTCGTGAACGCATGGATTGCATTGCAGAAAGAGGCTATTCGCTTTATTCAGTTGGCATTGCAAGAGGACGAAGGTGTTTTCCAAGGGATCTATTTCAACTTGGCCATCGCCTACATCAAGGAAGCCAATAAGATGGGCGAAGTGGTCCACGCCATCCTCATCCTGAAAGGTAACAAATGATTGAATTGAAGACCAAAGAATTTGATCTCCGAACTACGGCTGATAAGATCGCGTTCTTGTCCAAAGAACCGCTCGTGCAAGAGTACATGGTCTGCTTAATTGTGGGTGTTGGCATGGCGTGTACTGGTGAACCGACCTACAACGACTTGATGCAAACCTTGTTGGACGCAGGCACGCATGTTAAGTTCAAGACGCCGACAGGTTTAGATACGGTCGTCAATCGTAACTGCCTCTTTATCGCCCGTGTGAACATCGCGCAGACTACCGTTGTGTATGCCCCTGGCAACCAGTGTGTGGTAGCGGAGTGCCTTGAAGATGTCGAGGCGGCTCTGAATGAATAGAACAACCTGGTACTGGTGGTGCGGTGCTTTTGGGATGATGATGGCCCTTGGGCCGCCCACGCACTTCACTGCTATGCAAGGAATCATTCTTGCCTTTTCAATTGCCCTTCCTGATGCAATTCAACGAAGATTGGAGAAACGATGTCCTACTTATACTGGTTGAGTGGCTTGCTGGCTGGTGGACTTGTGGCGACGGGGTATTTTGACTCGCTGACCCTCGGGTGTATTGGAATTGCGTCATACGCGCTTCCGCGTTGCATCGAACAGTTGGTGTCATCATGAGTGTTCAACCACTCATTATGCTCTCGAAAGAGACAGGTGTCCAATGGCAACTGACGTACGAAGATGCAGGGTACACATTGGACACCCGTTCGCCGGTCACTCGAACCAAGGGACCCGATCTTGTTGCGGTCGTGAGCGCGGCAGTGAGAAAAGTACAATTCGAACTTGACATCCACGCTCCTTAGTGTATACTTGAGTGTGAACATTATCCTCTTAGTTGGAGAAACCAATGATCGAAGAACTGACGGCGGAACAAACAAAACAATTGGACGTTTATTTCCAAGAAGCCCTGGACATCGGTCTTTGCACGGACCCCATCGATCAAGAAAAGGCGAAAGCCGCCGTGCGACTCGCATACGAGAAGGTCGGAATCGAGTGCCCTGAGACATTCATCTTTGCAGACTCGCCGACGGATTGCGTCGCGAAGCAGAAAGAGTTCTTCAAGGAACACGATCCTTCGGACTCGACGTGCTTTGAGCATCAAATTTATGGGTGCCATGACATTTACTGGTTGCAGTTCTACAACTTCTTCTGGAAAGAGGTGGGCTTCGAGGAACTCGCGATCATCGAAGGCTTGC